ACCAATCATAGGTCTTTTATCAAGAGCATTTTCTTTTGCCATTTTAGACCCGGCTTTATTGTAATGTAAAAATACTTGTCCACAATCTTTACCTTGAAACTCTTCTCGCCAATGTTCTAAATCACAACCAGAATATATCAACATATCGCCTGGTTTAAGATCTACTTTGATACCTGCTTGACCTTCTTTACCTGTTGGATCTAAATATATTGGCCAATCATCGCCACCTAAATTTAATGTTGTCGATATCTCACACGAATATCTATCTTTATGTCTATGCAAAACATCTCCTTTTTTATATATTCTTGCATAAGAATATGTTTCAGATAATTTTAATCCTGTATGTTTTTCCATAACAGGTTTTACTTCTTGTAATAAAGTTTCCATAGCAATATCACCATAATGTGAGTATGTATTTGGCACTTGTTGGTCAGACCATATTCCCCAATAATCTGTAAAAGGTGAGATGTATCTTTCATCAAATAAAACTCTTGCGACGTTTCTTTTGTTAGAAAAGTATTTGTAGACAAAATCTGCTAATTCTTTTGAAATGGCATTTTTTAAAACACTATATTTATTTTTTTTGAACGACATCTAATACTCCTTTTGGTATTGCTTGGCAGTTCCAATGTATAAATCTAAATGGTTCATATCCCATATCAACAGAATATAAATGTGGCATATACGATGGAAAAAAAATCATTCTGCCTGGTTTAACTTTATAATGAAATTGTGAACTTGCTAAAGATAATTTTGATTTATCTTTTTCAGGTAAAAGATTCATCACATTACCTGGACGAGGATCTTCAAATACTGGCATAGATGTTTTCTCACTAGCTTTTAAAAAATAAAAACCAGACATATGTCCATTCCAATGTGTATGTAAAGTATGGTGACCAGCACCTTTTTTAGCAAATTCTTGCACCCATAACTCTGTTACAAATACGTGATAATTAGTTAAATCAAACCCCATTTCATCTAATAGATTATAACATGTACCCCCAATATAATCTTGTAATTGTTTAAACTTAGGATCACCAATTAAAGATGTTGAGTGAAATACGTGACCCATATCACCTTTGTCACCAAATTCTTTATTTCTTTTGTCTATATCTTTTTTTAATATTTTTTGTGCATCTTTTATATATTTATCAGATGCTTTATTCAATTTTTTTATAAATTTTGTTTCATCAGCCCACCACACAGGACTAGAAAAATAATGTTCTAAATTTAATTTTTTTGGAAAACTCATCTATAAGGCCATCCTAAATTCCATATAACTAAACTATATCTTGATCCTTTTTTTACTGGACATACTCTATGCCACACAAATGAAGGAAACACAACCAAAGATCCTTTTGGTAATATTTCTTTACATTTTATAGGTTTTCTAGGTTTATCAGGATCTATGTTTCTAAAATCAAATTCTAATTCACCACCTTTATAATCTTTTGGATCTGATAAAGTAACGGTCACAGATAATTTTCTAATCTTACCATGATCTGGAGCGTTTGGATTATCTCTTGTATAAGGTCTATCCCAACTATCACAATGCCAATCATAGAATTGTCCTTTTTCATATTTTGTAAATTGACAAGACTCACTAAAATCCCAATCAAAATTCCAACCTGCCTGTGCGTTTGCTTGATGCACATAGGGTTGTATTTCTTTGTAAATCCATCTATCATTCATCCAAACTATGTTTGAATTTCTTTTCTTTTTTAAATCTTTTACTTGTGATTGATTTAATTTTTTACCGCCCATACCACCTGTTACTGCCATCTCGTCAGAAATAGATTTTCCATATTTAACTATTTCATCACATATTCTAGCAGGAACTGCTGATTGAAAATAATAATAATAATTTGCTAAGTTCATATATCTTTATATAAAATTATATATCTTAAATAAAATTTAAAGTAAAGAAAAATTACTTGTATTTGTATCTAATAATAACAATACCAGGTCCACCTGAACCACCTTCTGATGGACCAGGTGATCCTGATCCTCCACCACCTCCACCACCAGTGTTATCTGTTCCCGGTGTTGCAGCAGTAGAAGAATTTGAACCTGTTCCACCACCACCAGCTCCACCAGGTTTTACCGTGCTAGAATCATTAACACCTCCACCTCCACCACCTGCTCTTGTTACAGCTGATCCTGTGATTGAACTTGCTACACCATCTCCACCTTCTCCTTGAGCATCTGTACCACCAGCTTCAGCGGCACCTCCACCACCTCCTGCTGGATAAATTGGTGAGCTATTTATTCCAGCTTCACCTGCGTTTCCTTGAGGCGGACTAGTAGGAGGGGTATTACCTGCAGATCCAGGATGTTCGTGACCTCCACCACCACCAGATCCTCCAGTTGATCCAGAATTTCTTAAACCTCCTTTACCACCACCAGCAGATGTTATAGTTGAGAATACAGAATTTGCTCCAGCAGTACATTTTGCACCACCAGCGCCTACCGTTATCGCATAATCTGTAAATGCATCTACGGACAAAGCTGAACATGGTGTTGCAGCTAATGGACTAGCTGAGTAGGGATCAGTAGATAATTTACCCTCTCTATATCCTCCAGCTCCACCTCCACCACCTATACCATCAGTACCACAACCACCACCTCCACCACCACCTGCAACTACTACATATGAAACTTTATTACTGCCTGGCGTTGGTGCCGAAGATATTGAAAAAGTACCTGAAGCTGTAAATGTATGAATTCTATAATCACCTGATTCTGATATTGTACCACCTGTAGCACAAATAAAATTAGGTATAGTGCTTGCCCATGTTCCTTGAGACTTAAGTTGAAATTGACTTTGCATTGACCATACGCCGGGTGCTTTAGTTAATTCTTTTACTATGACTACACCTGATCCACCTGCAAGACCTGGAGCACTAGCGAAGTCACCTCCACCACCTCCTCCAGTGTTAGCTGTGCCATCCTCTCCATTGTATAATCCAGGAGTAGATTGTCTTGCTCCATCTCCTCCACCACCTGGTCCCCCTACACCATAATTTCCTTTATAAACTGCTCCACCACCGCCACCACCTCTAGTAACAGATGATCCTGTAATTGAACTTGCTACACCATTTCCACCGGCTCCACCACAGCCTGGATTACCTGGACCAGATGCATTTCCTCCTACACTACCTGCACCACCTCCACCTCCACCACTACCAGAAGGGGCACAATATCCATATCCACCTCTAAAACCTTGACCTGCAACTCCACAACCAACTCCTGGAGAGGCAGGATCTTGATAACCTGGTTGACCACCACCTGATCCTCCGGGCAAAGCTGGATTTTTACTTGGGGTAGATGGTCCAGAAGAACCTCCGCCACCACCACCCGTAGATGATATGGTAGTCATTCCACCTCCAGCTAAAGATGAAGTATTACCTGGATTTCCAGGATCAGTATATCCAGCACCAGTTAAACCAGCTCCACCTGCTCCAACTGTTGCGGTTAAAGTTGCACCGGCAGTTATTGATACACTTGGTTCGGCAGAAGCGCCACCACCGGATGTTTCACCAGCAACAGAACTTCTGTAACCACCTGCTCCACCACCACCTGTTCCAGCTGCTAAACCTCCACCGCCACCACCAGCGATAACTAAATATTCTATTTGTGTTGTTCCTGATAGTGTGGAAATATCTCCCGAAGATGTTTTGGTTGTAACTTTATTTTTTCCGTGTGAGCTTGTAGCTGTCGCCCCTACTAATCCACCGTTTAATGATCCGCCTTTTGTGCTAGGCATTTAAGTGTCCTCCTATGCGGACACCCAAGCTGTGCCGTTCCAATCGTATACTGTTGGTGTTTCCGCTTCGTCGTTTGATTTAATTGCTTCCCAACCTTTAGTGTTGTCAGCGTTATATTTATCTTCTTTCCAAGAAATTAAATAAAACCATTCTGATTCTGCTTGACCATCGTTTGTAATTGATGGATATGTAATTGGTGCTTTCCAATCATCATTATCATCTAGTGACCATGAAGCAAAAGGCTGTCTATTTAAAAATTTATCTTTTGTTGAATCATAAACAAATCCAATACCTGCGTATTGTTTTCTAAAATTATCATTATAAGAAGTTTGTTTCCAAGTGCCACCTTTGAAAAAAGATTGACACCATACTTCTCCATCAGCGTGCATATCATTATCACCTAATTTACCTGCAGCTGTGTCTATATCATTTGCAACAACTACCACTCTTTGAACAATCCAATGTGTATTATCAGTAAAACCCGTTGGGTCTTTCTCTTGTTTTATTTCTGCAAAATGTGCCATTTTTTACTCCTTAAAATTTATATTTATAATTTATTTCTAACTTATAGTCAACGTTCCAGAGACAGTAAATGTAGCTAATTTATCACCACCTGGATGGGTTGCAGTTGAATTTGTTCCAGGAGATACTGCAAATGTAACATCACTTGGACCTCTTACAACAACAATACCTGAACCTCCTGCATTTCCTGTTCCTCCAGGACCAGCTCCTCCACCAGCTCCTCCACCAGTATTAGCAACTCCAGCATTTCCTGCAGCACCACCACCGCCTGCTCCACCTGATCCATCGGTTTGAGTATCGGATCCACCACCGCCACCACCGGCATATGTAGTGTCAGGTCCTAAAATTGTATTAGGTGCACCTGCTCCACCTGGTCCACCTGTTGGACTTGTAGCATTGGTACCAGCAGCTGTAGCTCCACCTCCTCCACCACCATTTGTTCTAGAAACTTGACCATCAAAACCTGAACCACCTGCATTACCTTGAGGCGGATCAACTGGAGGTGTATTACCATCACCTCCCACAGGCCCTGCTGCATTAGGATTAAACCCTGCTCTTTGACCACCTCCTGATCCTCCAGCGGTTGCATAAGTTCCATTGTCACCACTTGGAGCGGGAGTTGCTTGTGGTCCAGAGGCACCACCGGCACCACCACCTGCTGATGTTATTGTTGAAAATACTGAATCATTACCATTAGAACCTCTATCTCCTGCAGCTCCTGCAGCACCACCAGAACCAATTGTAACTGTAAAATCTCCTTTTCCTAAAAATAAATTTGAGCCTTGTAATGGAGAGGGTCCATAACCTGATGCTCTATAACCACCAGCTCCGCCACCACCACCCATGCAGCCTCCACCACCGCCACCACCAGCAACTACTAAATAATCAATTTCATAACCAAAAACAGGCCATACTCCATCGTTAACTGCATCTAATTGTTCTTGCAGCGAAAAAACTCCAGATGCTTTATTTATTTCTTTTACAACAACTACTCCTGACCCACCTGCTCCACCTGTACCACTTGCTGGGTTTCCACCAGATCCACCACCGCCACCACCAGTGTTGGCATCACCTGCTGAACCTGGAGAGTTTCCTGATGTTCCACCACCATCTCCACCACCACCTGTGCCTCCAGTTCCTGCTTTTCCAGTGCTATATCCACCACCTCCACCACCACCTGCAAAAGATCCA